CTGGCCCATCACAACCCGCGCGGGCATGGACGCGAAGTCGGCGGCCGTGAAAAGGTACGCCCACAGCAGATTGATCGCGTCCTGCATCGCCATCGTGCCGGCGATCTCCGACAGCGGCAGGTTCCCGAGCATCGGCCGGTTGGGGAACTCGATGATCGGCACCTCGCCGAGCGGGTTGGGCATCGGGTTGGGTGACACCTGACGCAGCCGCCACGCGTTGTCGCCGGACACGCCGGGGATCACTAGGCCGGAGGTGGTGGCAAAGAACGACGCCGCGACCGGGTTGCCGCCGGCGTAGCTCGAGCCGTACCCGCCGCCGGCGGCCAGCTTCTCCGCCCTGTACGCCTTGCGCTCGAACTTCCACACCTCATCGGGCAGGTACAGCGTCGCGTACTCGTCGTCGTCGTCGCACCACGTCTTGAGCGCCGCGACCCGCTTGCCGGGCCGTTCCACGTCGTAGCCGACGATGACCTCGTCGGGCCGTTCCCACGTCGCGATCGGCTCGTTTTCGGCGGTGCCCCACACGAGCACGAACGACCGGCCGCCGATCAGCGACGCCAGGAATCCCTGCGACGACTGCGACTCCATGTTGTTCAGCTGCCAGTCGGTCCACAGCTGCCGCTCCGACTTGGACCGCTTCGGGTTGTCGTCCAGGGCGAACCCGTCGACGCGCAGCCTCTCTTGTGGACTGTTCGCCACCGGCGCGCACCAGTTGTCGGCGAACTTCTCATACCGCTGCGCGTGGAACTCGCGCCACTTGTCGGACGCGAACCGCAGCGGCTGCTTGCCCCGGTAGTAGTCGTCGGCCTTCGCCACGTCAGGCCGGCGCTTCTGCAGCTCGTCGTACAGCTTCTGCGCCTTCATCAACGCTGCGGCGGGTGTCAGCGGCAACGCGACCCCCTCGTTTAAGCGCTGTAGGCGTAGCTGATACGCGGCCACAGCTTCTTGGCGGTCGCGTCGAACGCCGCCTCCCGTGCCAGGGCCGACGACATCACGGCGTCGATCTTGTTCCGTGAGACGGGTTTGTCTTTGCGGATCAGCACGCCCTGCGGCCGGTGGTCCATGTGTGCGTTGCCGACGTGCCGCGACGTGATCGGGCAGCCGTCGTGAGTGAGCAGGCCGGCGAGCGCGTCGGTGCGGAACCGCTCGAGCGCTTCGGCCATCTGCCGCGTCCGGTACGTGGCCCACCGCTGCACGATCTTCTCGCCGTACCGCGACGACCACTCGTCGATCTCCGACTGCCAGTACGGCGGGTCGGCGTAGAACAGGACCACCCGGTAGCGGCGGAACAGCTCGGCGACGGCGGCGTTCACCTCGCCGCGCGGCGTGTACCCGCTGTGCTGCGCCGGATCCCAAATCATCGGCTTGCCCGACGCCTCGAACGCCGGCGTGAACTGGTAGCCGTCCTGCGTCTCGCAGCGAAGCGCGGTCCAGTCGTCGGAGTCGGAGCCGTCGAACCCGACGCACACCAGCGCCCGGTCGGGGACCGTGCGCGGAACTCTCAGGTGGTCCCACGCGGTGCGTTTAAGCCACACGTCGTCGCCGGCGTGGACCTGGTTGAGGTAGAACCGGCGCGACATGCCCTCGCGGGTGCGCGGGTCGGTGATCTCCCCGACGAGCCCGTCAAGGTCCAGCCACAGCGAGTCGCCACGGGCGGCGATCAATCCCTGCCGAACCTGGTCCGGGTCGGTGAGGTCGATCCCCTCGGGCGCCTCCAGCGAGTCGTACATGACGTCGCGCTCGCCACGGCCGGTCAGCGACGAGACGTACGCCTCGTAGTCCAGCTCCGCGTCCGAGCCCTCGCCCGGGTTGTGCGCGTTCGAGATCGACAACGCGCGGGCGTCGCCGCCGCGTGCCTTCGCGTTGTTACGCGAGATCACCTCGGACATCGCCAGGCCGTCGTTTGACGCGAGCCAGTGGTGCGGTTCGTTCTTGAGCGAGAACGTGGTCCGCTTGCCCTCCAGCGCCCGGGGTGAGGACGTGACCGCCTCAAGCATCCCGTTCCGCGTGTAAACGATCTCTTTGCCGACGTCGATGCCGTACTCGTCGACCGCGTCGTCGGTGAACAGGGACGGGAACAGCCGCATCGTGTTCTTGGTCTGGTCCAGGCTCACGGCGGCTGTGATGACCCACGGCGACGGATGCGGGATCGCCACCGGCAGGCCGTGCTCGTCCCAACCGCCGAACCGGCACGGTCCACATAGCTCGGTCGCGCACAGCGTCGCCCCGACCGGGTCCTTGCCCCAGCCCTTCATGCGCCGCAACATGCCGCGCCGGTACAGGAACCGGCCGCGCTCGTCGACGGCGTACCACCACAGCACGAAACGTGCCTGCTCGTCGGTGTAGTCCCACGGCTCGCCGGCGCCGGGCCCGTCAGGCTGGCGCAGGTTGAGCCGGGTCCACGTGAGCACCTGCCACCCGAGCGTGCGCTGCGGCAGATACCAGCCCGTCTCGGTGCGCCGCCACGTCGGCCCGATGCAAACCGGCTCAGCCAGCGAGGCGAGCGCGGTACTCATCCATCGCCGCCACACCCGCAGGCACCTGCGCCGGCGGCGACGTCACATCGACCTTGATCCGCGCCTTGAGCCGGTCCACGTGCGTAGCGCCGAGCAGCGACTCGTTCTGCCGGATCTCAGCCAGCTTCGTGTAGTGCGGCCGGGCGTAGTACGACGCGACCATCGGCGCGAGCATCGCCAGCCGCTGCCAGTCGGTGTCAAGGAACGTCTCAGCCAGCGGCGACCGGCGCCACGTCTCCCACCACGCATTGGTCAGCGACTTGACCTCGGGCTCCCACTTGAGCGACTGGTCAAACGTCGCCTTCGCGAGCGTCGGCCCGCGCAGCATCCGCGACGTACGCGGCACGTGAACCGCCACATCCGAGTACGTGTCAGCGTTGCGGCGGCGGCGTTTCTCCGCCGGCGGGGGTCCGGGCATGTTGAGCCACCTCTCGCGACACCTGGCCGCGCTCGGTTACGCGGGCACCTGGCCGCGCGTGAAGTCGTTACAGTCCGTAGTCGGTCGCCGCACCCGGAACCCGGACGCAACCCGAAACCGCTCTCCGGCGGTTCCCAGGCGGGCCGACGAGGGGGGTCACCCCCAGGTTTCAGTCACTCTGCGTAGTCACGAGCGGCGATTCCAACCGCCGGGTTGATCCACAGCTGTCCGTTTTGAGTGGCACGAGTGGCACAGCCCGCGTCCACACCCAGGGTCGTCAGGGTCCAGCCCTGCCTGCACCAGCTCGGTCCTGCTCAGGGGGTAGTGATCTGCGTGTGCTGAGGGGGCAAGGCAGGGGGCAGCGTGGGCGTGCTCAAGCACGTCGCACACGCAGAGTGGATCACGGGCGAGCACGGTACGGCGGAAGCGCTGGTGTCCCCGACCGTAGCCGCGTGCGGTGCGGGTGCCGCGTGCGGTGTCAGCGGCCGTGGCGCATCGGTTGCAGCGGGACTGGCCGGGCGGTGTCGGTTCGCGGCAGGCGGGACACGGATGCCACGCGCGGGGCATTCAGGCGGCGCGGCGTGACTGCGGTGAGCGGCGCGTCTGGCGTTCGGCGGTGAGCACGTCGCGGACGCGGAACAGCGGCGGGTCGGGCTCGACGGGCTCGAGGTGGCCGAGCACGCGCCACTTGCGGACGAGCTGCTTGCTCACCCCGACGAGCCGGGCGGCTTGAGTTCCGGTGAGGAGCGCGTCAAGATTCACAGGTTCCACCCCCGGAAACGAGTCGACGCCGCACGGTGGCGGCGTCGTTTGTGGACAGACTCGTCCTGCGCGCGAGGGTAAACCCGGCGCGGTCACACGTCAAGCAGCCGCGCGGGTGGCGCGTCGCGGGCAAGCCTCACGAGCGCCATCGCGAGCAGCGTTATGCATCGCGGGCCCGCCGCGATGAGCGCGTCGGCCACCGCTGCGCCGCAACACAGGCGGGTGTCCGGGGCATCGCAGTCCGGCAGATGCTTGCGAGTCATGCCGACCAGGTCGTCGAGCTTCGCGGCGAGCTGGTCAATCCGAGCGATCTCCGAGACGCTGAGCGGCCTACGGTCAGTCATGCCGTCGGCCCCGCCTCTCGGGCGCCTCTAGCCGTCGTTCACTGTCAACCTCGCCTCTCGTGGTGGTCGTCGCCGACGCTCCTGAATCGTAGTACGTGCCATCGGCAAGGCGCCGGGTCGGACACGGCCACGGTCGCCCGCACTCGCGACAGACGACGGTGGCCGGATGATGCCAGCCAGCGATCGCAGCCAGCCGGTCCCGCAGCCCGTCACTCGTCATTGCTTCCCTCAAGTCGGTCATGCGGGCTCACCCGGGCAGCGGCGGTGAGTGAGCCGCGACGTCCACGGCTGCTCGCAGTAGTAGCAGAACGGCACGGTGATGCTGAGCAGGTTCTCGGCGTC